TCTAGTAATTGTCTTCTTTGTTGTTCAGGCAGTGACAGTAGCATTGCTTCGTAGTCACCTTGTCTAGACAAATAAGGGTTATCAGATAAACGTGCAGGAATAAATTTACGTTTAAATAATGGTCTTCCTGCTTTTTCGTGACCTGCAGGGTACTTTAAAACTTCCCCTGTCTCTATGTCTGTTGCGTCAAATGCTTTGTTATGAGCAGCAGGATCAATAAACATTTTCTTTACCCAGTGATGACCCCTACCTCCAGGGTTAGTGGTAGCCCTCATGTACACTGGTAAGTCGGGTGCAGTGGACCGTAGACGAGAGCGCATGTAATTCCATGCAAATGGTGAGGGCCATTGTGTTAACTCGTCAAAGCCTATCCAACTAAACGCTAGACCTTGGTAGCGCAGGACGTCATCTTCCCTATCTAGGTAGGACATCCACAACCTCGCACCAGAGGGCGCAGTCCACTGCATCTTACGTTCTGACCATTTAATCCCAGGCCATATCTTAGGGTACATTTCTTGTGACTTAAAGATAAGTTCCCTTAATTCTTCCGTAGTATGCCGTAGGAGCAATCCTGAGAAGGCAGGATGACCCATATACCTTAATGGGTCAGCAAGCATTGCGTAACTCTTACCCCCACCTGCAGAGCCGCCATATAGCACCTCACGCTCACCTGCTGCTAGAAAGCTAGTCTGAGGCCCATCATTCGGTTTAAATATAACATTGTGTTGCTCCTCTATCGGTATAGATTCTACAATGCTAACTGGCTTTGGCTTCGGGGTAAATTTCTTTTTCTTTTGCACCGATACGTTTGGCTTCGATTTCTTCCGCTTTGGCGATTGCCTTTTTCGCATATTCTGCCCATCTGCGTAGGCTTCCAACTTTGTTTTTTCTTCT